GTCTGGCCAACATTTACTACACTGGTAGGAACATTTCCGTAGAAGATGATTGGAGAATCCGTAGTGTAATTTGAATCCGGTGATTCAATAATAACACCCTGTTGCACAGCTCCTTCGTGGAAATAACCAGAGCTGTGATCTGCAACATAGGTATTGACTATTCTTCGTTTATCAGCGCCATAGTTCCATGAAATTCCGGATATTTCCCAGTGTACACCAGTAGAGGTAAGTGCCCGCCTGCGCAACCCGTTGATAACGCCAGACCATAACAGGTTAGTGGAATTATAAAGTTCAATGTTCTCTCCTATCAAAAAAGAATACGTTGATAATGTATCGTATACCTGAAAATTGCACGTGCCTCTCTGTCCAATCGCATTATCGAATGAAATTGAGTTTACTAACGGGTAAAAAATTTCCCCTCCAAGAATGGTATACGTTTCCTCTATCGGATACAATCCGCCTGTAAACGTAGAACCCCCGGTTGATTCTTCTTCGGTAGAACCCGTCCCGGTAGATGTTGCAGGCCCAAGAAGAGAACCGAATGTATATACACCAAAAACTATTCCACCCATTAAAATTTCACTCCTGTGCGAACACGGATTTCACCTACTAATGGAGCTGCAATTTTCTTGGCAATTACTTCCCCGTCCAGTTCTATAATGATATTAACCACCTTTTCTGAAGATGAAACATTACTAATTGAAGTACTTGATGGGACAAACAACTCCGGCCCTTGTTCACCTACGAGGTATCTGTTATCTTTCAGAACCGGCCCTCCAAATTGCATGGGTTTAAAAGTAAATCCACCCTGCGTCTTTTTCTGTGGTTTAAACCAGTCAGTAGCTGGAATCCATCCAGCTTTAAGAGCTTTTTCAGTTACGGATGGATCTATCTCATATCCTCCCTTTTCAGCTTCTATTGCAATAGCAACCGCGTCTACTGATTCATCACTGGTTTCCTTCAATGAATCTAATACTTCAGGAGATAATTGTGACCTTCTCTCTTCTTCCAGTTTTTTTACTGTGGCATCATCCCATACACCAATATTTGAACTTGTAGCCCCGCGTTCATATGGATTTTCCATACCCGGATGAAGTCTTGCAAAATCGGCTCCCTGTTGTTCAATTCCGGCTGGCCCTAACGTCTGATTTGAAAGTGATCTGATTTTATTTTCCTCTTGCATCTCCATTCGTGCCTTTTCGACATCTGGAGGCATGCCTTTACCCGGATTATTCATATACCACGCAGTATCAAACGCCTGTGCGTTGGAATCAGTATCACGGAAAAATGGATATTTCTGAACGAGCTTGGGATATCTGAATCCAAGGGTATTCAGTGCCATGTCAGTATATCGTTTCCCCTTATCAACACTCAAATCCCACATACTTCCTTTTAACGGATTCTGGATTCCCCATGGCTTACTTTCATCGATTTTTAATCTCTCTCCCCACAGGTTAGTAAATTCTGTCGGATAAATAGAAGGTACATTTCCTGAAATACCTACAGATTCATCCATCTCATAAAAGTCAGTTAATTTCCATGCACCAGTATCCGAAAAAGTAGTTTTTTCGTTGGTACGCAGGTTCTTCTTCAGAACCGTTTTTGGCGATATTCCCAAGCTTGTCAGATACTCCTCATATTTCTTCCAGTATGAAGCTGCATCTTTTATATCCAGATAGTCCATGCCCTCCAGCATTTTAGCTGTCCACTCGCCAGCTTCTATGCCGCCAGCTCCGGGAGTATATATCCAGTTATTATTGTTAGAGGCAAATGGGACAATCGTGCCGTTCTCACCGGGAACAAATAACTCTGCCCCTTTTTCACCTACGACATATGGTTTGCCTTCCTCTGTAGGCCCACCTTTTGCCCGTTTCTCTATAGGAGAGAACATCCCTCCAATATCTGTTAAAGGTTCTTTCTTACCAAAAATTACGTCAGCAACTTTTGCAACAGCATCCTGCAACGTCCCAAAGAGATTGTCCTGTTTTTTCCTGTCTTTCTCCCCGTTCTCTTCAAACATCCCCTTAATATCGGTTAGTTTTTCCCTGTCTTTCACTCCTTCATCTACAAGTGTTTCATTAATATTTTCGAGGGAAGAAACCAAATCCATTTCTTGCGGGACTACTGTTCCATTTTGTGACGGGACGAACAACTCTGCCCCTTTTTCACCTACCAGATACGGTTTCCCGGTCTGTGTAGGCCCACCAGATGCTTTCGGCTCTAGCGGAGCTAACATACCGGGATGTTCTTTCTCCCATGCAGCTCTCTCCTGTGTTGTCTGGTATGTACCCGTAACCCAGTTGAAAAACCTTCCTTTGGCATCAATAAGCCCCTGATTACTTACCTGTTCCTGTGTTCCAGAACCGAACCATCCGCCACCACGTGCAGTTGTTTCTTTACCCTGTGGCATCTGAACAGTGAGGTTAAGTCCGGGTAAAATAACATCTCCCTGCCCTGTGATAGTAGTATCCTTTTCATTGGTGATGGATGCCTCTAACGGATTGATAATGGCACTTTCTGACGTGATATTAGTATCTTTCAATGATTCTATTGTCTGAATCTCGCCTGTGAATTTCCATCCAGTTCCAGTAACAGTTGCATTTTCTATTTTAGCTTCCTGTTTTTCAATATCCACTACAACAGGCTTTTTTGTATTTGCCAAGCTTTCTTCTGGCCCCTGATTTGCAAGACTTTGACCGGGTATTAACTGACCAGTACCCCATGCCTGTAGTATCTGGTTGTAAATCTCCTGTGTTATTTCAATGCCCTGATCAGCAAAGACTTTCATGGCAGTCTTGAAGAAAGATGCCATTTCAGAGCCTTCCCATCCCATTGGCCCAAACTTTGTTATACCACCAGCTGGCCATCCACCAGCTGGCGCTCCTCCCTTGACTTCCTGATATTTCTGTGAAATAGTAATAAGAGCATCGATATCCCCGGCTTCAATTTTGCTCTTCAGGTCATTCCACATATCCATGAGTTTCTGGTTCTTGGTGGCAAAAATCAATTCTTCGTATTGTGCAGCTTCTTCCTGCAAGTTTCTCATGTCATCGACATAATCTTCATTGAGTTTTGTCTTATCTTTGAGATGTGTCATTAAGGATGCCAGAGCAGTTGCATGGGAATTTATTTCAGCAATTTCAGCCTCGTTGATAAGTTTCGTCTGTTCAGTAAACTGCTTATAACTAATACCGTGAATATCCTTGTAGAGTAAGACCATCCTCTCTCTTGCGTTTGCCAATAACTTTCCAGTTATTTGTTCATTAGCTTCAACGCCAAGATTTAAGTCTTTAAGAAGTCCCAGTATATCTGTTGCCTGTTTCTGGACAGATTCTCCTTTCTCTCCAGCGGCTAATACTTCACCTTCCGGTGTATATCCTCTGGATTTATTTAAGAAGGAAGTCAGCCACGCATTATCTTTTTCAAGTGCCTCGTCACGAATCCTATTGCCTTCTTCCATAGAATCGTTTAATTCATTTTGTGTATCTATGGCCGCCTCTCCTGCTAATTGACTGGCACGGTACGCATCCCGTCCTGTCACGTATTCTTTGAAGGATATTTTTTCACTTATATGAGCAAATTTGTATCCCAAGTATTCAACCCTGTCAAGAGCTCCTATTATTGCTGGCAGGAGGCTGTTATTCAGGAAATTCATCAGTGCCGTAAACATCGGCATAAGACGGACACCAATGGTGGTGGTCAATCTATCCATTGAGTTATTCCAGTCACGAAATGCCTGTGTTGCAGCTTTTACCTGATTTTTTTCCGCCTCTGTCATTACAGGATCGGCTTCAGCAAGTCTTTTCTTGATATCTACATTTTCCTGCATCAGCTTTGACAGCTCGAACCACGAACGTCCATAGAGCTGCATAGCTATCTGGTTGCGCCGGGTTTCATTTGGCATCTTCTGGAGTGCTGACAGGGTATCTATGAATACCTCATTTGTATTGCGCATCGTGCCATTGGAGTTTTTCACCTCAACACCAAGGTCTTTGAAAGTTTTACCAGCTTCAGACGTTTTTACAGTGGCCTGTGACATGTGGATAGAGAAGTTACGCATTGAGTAAGCGAGATATCCCATATCCACGCCTAAATCTTCAGTAACTTCCTTCCACCTCTGCGTTTCCTGCCACGTCATCCCCGTCTGTCTTTGGAGAGATTCCAGAGCGGATACCTGTGCCATGGTAGAGCCGATAAACTGGTTGTAGATTTTGGTAAGGTAATCGTATCCTTTCTCAGCTACATACAACCCGGAGGAGAGGTTGATCATTGCGGTGTTTAATCCACCAGTAGCCTTGTCAGCTTCTTTCGTAGCTTTGGTAGATTCTACTACCTTGCCGGTGGTTTCATCAATAGATAATCCGGCATCTTCAACTGTTTTTTTGAAATCTTCGTAACTGCGAAGGATGCCCTCATTGGTTCGTATAACCTTTTGTCCACCCTGCTCATACGGAGTGGCATCCATTCCAACTTCTACTTCAACTTTACCAGCATCTACCATTATAGCTTCCTCCCTACCAGCACAGATAATACATCGATAATTTCTTTGTCTGACATAATCTTTGGCTTTTTAGGCTTAAAGAAATCGTCAGGAGTAAACGGCTCTCCGCCTTTCTTACCACCCTGTGAATTCAGGATGGTTGCGCAGATAAGTCCCACTCGTTGATTTTCTACTTCACCAAAATTTTCTAACATTATATTAAACTCTCGCGGAGTGAGCGCGTAGAGTTCAGCGGGAGTGAGCCTCATCGTCCCGTATGCAATAACCTCAATATTATCAAGCATTTCGAGTATTGTTATCGGATTGTCCTGTTTTTGTCCTGATTGTCCTGTTTGTTTTTCTTCAGACTGTTGTGTAATCCACTGATCATAGACGAGGGCATCATACACCTTTTTCCAGATAAACATTGTATCGTATCCGTCATACAGTAACATTTCGCCTATTCTGGATTGGGTGAGGTATGGATCTTCCCACCTCAACCCAGCATATAAAATGTCACGTAATACTAAAAGACCACTTTCCCCGGTAGACGGGAATTGGAATATGCTCATAAATCCACCGGGTATAGCCTGCTCCAGCTCTGACATGATATCAAATGTGAATCGCAGGTGACGCGGTTTATCCATAATCAAGAGTGTAGAATACATTTCTATCCACAGGTATGCATAACAAAAAATTATATTGTCCATGTGCCGGACGGCATTTTAACCTCCGGGTTAGTATCCAGTGGTTGCGGTTGCTACTGTCGGAGTGCCCGTAGGCTTGAATGTCATCTCAAACGTAACCTTATCATTGAGAGGAGCGGTCAGACCGTATTTTATAACGTATCCTTCCATGGAAATCTGTGCCATAACCGTGCTTCCACCAACTACAAGGTACATAGTCCCTTTCGTTCTGCCTTCAAATGCATCCAGAATTGTATCAGACATCATTGAAGATGACGTAAGATAGATACACTGAAGCTGAACCGGCCCGGTTTTCCCCATTTTTGAAGGGATAACTACGGTATACCCATCGGTTGTCCCGTGATTTGTTATATCCAAAACATCCTTTGAGAAGCTTGGAGGAGATACATTGAGTATGCCCGCAATTCCCACTGGTGTTCCAGCTGTAGTACCTGCAAATGAGATATATGTCCCGAACGAATTTCTTGCACTTAACGTTGCCATTTTATTTCACCTACGTTGAATCCCCGAAGGATGGTTTTCCGGTAATACTCAGCGTTGCATCAAATGTTGCCACACCATCGAGAGGTGTTTTAAGTGCAAAGGCAGTTATATACCCATTGCCATAATAGACATTCATTGTTGATGCCGTAGTACCTATTTCAATCTTCCATCCTATCCTTTGCCCATCTTCAAGCCATGTTTTCATGTCCCACATTTCAAACGTGCCTGTGCCGGAGAAGAAAGACGAACAGGTAATCATACACCCGGTCATGGTCATATCTTCATGCTTGAATATCCCACCGGGCAAGGTCTGGTCATAATCTTCTGTACTTCCGTAGTATGTAACATCTATCATACTTACGCTCTTTGTGGGTACGGCAAGGTTCTGAATACCTGCTATCGGAGTAAATGTGCCAGTACTCCCAGCTGTTGAAAAGGATAAAACCGTTCCATACCCGCTATTTACATTCGTTGATGTTAAAATTGGTTGTGCCATCTTTACACTCCTTAATAAGACATTTTAATTTGGAAATTTTGTGACCACTGCATACGCCTGTCAGAATCCAGTCCCATTGCAATGGGTGACTGGACTGGCTGGATAAAAACGTAATAACTACCTGTGGACGTAGGTAAATTCATACTCGATACAAACCGTAATCGGTTCTGGACAATTAATGCCTGATTATATCCCAAATCAGAGGTTGCGGCTGATAATGTTATCACTTGCAGGCTTGGATTATCCAGATACAATAATGTTACATCCGGCCCCGGGCCTCCGTACTGATACAATACGTGCATATTTGCCGTGCTAGCAGGTCTTTGGTATTTATATATTGTATACGAAGAACCCGGCCCTATCTGTTTAAATCCTGTGGATGATGAACCAAGCCACGTTGCCAGATCATTTAACATGTTCATGCAAATCTCCCCGTTATCTGTCCACCCATTCTCCTGTTGATTCTGGCCAGATTAACCCACTTTTTCATGTCAGCATTTATCTCCTGCCATGACTGTGCCTTATACGAACCTGCAAGCATCCTCTCCATATCCACACCACGTATGAGATTGGTTGCAAGAACCTTGACACGTGCATTTGTAGGATGTTCCAGATACTTCCATTGTTCAGGTGCATCGTGGTGGTACTCCTGTACTTCGTGCTGGAGGACTGCATACGGAGTATCATATGACAGGATATATACAATATCGTTTTCACCTCGCTCTACCGGGCCAGTTATGTCAGCGGTTTCTACGAGGTGAAGTGAACCGTCCTCATGATCATTGTTCTGGTCATACGGGCAGATTCTCATGGATTCCGTCATGATAGCCTGACACTCTTCACCCATGGCTCGTCCCAATTCTTTGGGATATTGTTCCACCAGTGTTTTAAGATTCGCACGCACCTTGTCAAACCCACGAATATCTACACTCATGGTTGCGCCGTATCGCGTTCCTGTCGGGCCAAGCGTTATTTTAGACGGCATTAGAAATCACGTTTTCTGGAGGACTTCCAGCTTCGAGTTTAGAACGAACTATAGCAGATATCATTGTAATCGCAAGGATTTCTCCGGCTGAATGATCTTTGTTTTTTGCTTCTTTGTCCAGCTCTATTAGTAATTTTGATAACTCTATGCAGGAAATTTGTTTTGACATATACTTTTGTAATAAATGGAACAGGTCACTATCGGGAGGAATGGGATTCCCTTTCAATAACAAATCAGGTATTTTCTCTTCAAGTGCGTTCCAGAACAGATTAACTTTTGTTTTAATTTCCCGGACATCTCCTTCCATTCCCTGTAAGCACTGATGTCTGGTTTCCAGTACTGCGATTCTTTCCTGTAACTTGGCTTGAAAATAGAAATGTTCTACTAACAACCCCATACAAGCTATTGTAACTCCTATCCATGCTACAGGATCTATTTCCAAAAAAATCACCCTTATGTGTAAACTTTAATGTATTCGGTGTTTCCGTCAAAATCAACGGTTTTTTCTATGGAGATGATAGTAGGTGATGTCCCGTCCGGCAGGGTTAAAATATCGTCAATTCCAATGGTGGTGTCATGAGAGAAAAGAATCTGACAGTTACTCACCATGGATTTTCCGTCCCTCCCCAGTGCCGCACGGGTGTTGTACTGACAGAGTGCAGTATACGATACAGATGTGCTGGTGACAGCCATTCCATTAGAATCAAATGCCGTGGTTGCATGTAACACTGTAATTGTCTGGTGTGACCACTTTGTAAGTAGGTCTGCCATGTGTGACATTATATCAACCGTGGCCTTTTGTATGGTGCAAGTAACGCAGATACGTACCCATCGTACCCGCTATATCCTCCGCCTCCGGTATAAGAACGGGAGAGTGAGCCAACACTTTCTGAACCTATCCCCGAAGGCATGGTATAGTGCTGTTGCAGGACACGTGCAGCTGCAATCTTCGCAGAGCCGTGTAAATCTACGTAGGCATACGTTACAAGAACTGTGCCTGTGTCTGTGGTTGTATCCAGTATTTGTGAAAATGTGCTTGGAACGTGTATCCGTCCACCCTCGTAATCCAAGACGTAATCCTCTACGTATGTGCTGGGAATGGGATATGTTACCTGTGGCACATCGGACATGAAGGCATCCCCGTAAAATTGAGTGCCCCTGTCAGTAGACGTAACCACTACGGTATTCCTAACCACCGGATTATGTGCCAATGACTGGTATCCTGTAGCTCCAGAAGCTGTGAATGTGACGGATTCCTCTTTCACCTGATGAGAGAAACATCCGCCACAATATTCATTTATTCCCAGTGTAACTAACGGTAGGAGTGCGGCTATGACAGTATCATGTGACGTGGAAGTAATTTCCATCAGGTCTTTTACCTCTGCTACTGTTAGTGACATGGTAAGTACCTACCGCCTTGCTTTGAATCGTCTACCCATGCCTTTTCCAATAGAAGCTACACGACCTTTACGGGAATTTCCTTTCAGATTATATTTTGATATGGCATGCTGTCCACGTGGATCTCCTTTGGAATATTCGGATGTCGAATAATTGTATTTTCTGTTTTTACCAAGTTTTCCGGCACGTATATCCTTTTTAATACCCACTTTCGTCTTGGCTTTTCCTGTATAGAATCTGTTTGTTCCTTTACCCGTCCCGGCACGATTCCTTTGTCCCGGACGTGGCCCTGAACCCGGCCCTCCCATTTCTGTTACCTCCATGGTTCGCAAATGCGAACTTTTTGTTCACGATTTACAGCTTGTCATCGAGATTGGCCCAGATTTTATCGATTTCACGGGTAGCGCCTATCGCACCTTCGTACTGGTAGTGAGAACGTTCCATCTGACGCATCTGTTCCTGAATTTGACCGTCCCTCTGTTGCATGTTCTTTATCATGTTCTCAATTTTCTCTTTGTACTGGTGCTGGCGTTCTGCCTCAAACGCATACATAAACCTCGTTTTGCATAGGTCAGATGCAGGCGGAATATACACTTTTATACCCGCACCTCTGGCAAGCCCGATGAAATACTCACACGACGGCCTCTGATTAACGTACTCCGATCCCACGGCCATGTCTACCCCATAGATAGAAATTTCGTGGTATCCCTCAAAAATTGCAAGTGCCGTCATATAGGAGATAGAATTGGTAAAGTAATTACCGTATCTGTCCACAATCTCCTTTAAGGGAAATTTAACCGAATTAGGAATGTCAGGATATCTTTCCTGCATGTATATAGGGACATTCAACCCACGCAGCCCGTCAAGTCCACATTTATGTCCGGGTGGTACTCTGCCCAGTCTGACATCTTCATCGATATTCTCTCTCGTATGAATGTCAAACCATCTGTCGTATCGTGGAAGAGAACCGTGTAAATCGTTTAATCCCCAAATCTCCTGTGTTGGATCTTGGAATGGTGTTTCCGTCCTCGTATCCGCAAATCCTACAATGCACACTTTTTTATGAGGACGATTGAACATACGTCCTATCTGTACCCATTCAGGCAAGAGGTTTCCTTTTTCATCAGTAACCAATTTTATGAATTCGGGTTTGTCTTTGTGTTTCTCCAAATCTTCTGGTGTCCTGCATACGAACGATGCCACGCTTCCCATCGGTGGCGGATTTATGTAAGGTTGTTCTTTGACAGGTTCAGCGATTGGCTGTGCGAGAACTTTATCTGCGTTCTGGAGGATTTCAGCCGTTTTCTTTTCAAGCTCTGCTACATCAATTTTCGGTTTAGTAACTCTCTTTACCATACTTTCTCCCTTTAATCCAATTCCATTTAGTCCAAAAAATTTATGAGATTATTTACAGCCCACGGTTAAGTGGACGGATGAAATAACAGCCAACAGGCGCGTTGGTTGAGAGTGCATCGAGGGTGACAGTGGTTGCGGTTGAGTAACCTACCATCATACGGATGTACACATCGCCCTTGTCATAGTTGCTGGAGGTTGCGGATGCAATACAGCCGAACGTCTGTGTGTCCACAGGGCCGAATGTAAACATCTGTCCTTCTGTTGAGGTTGCCACGAAGCATCCTGTTGAAAGGAATGTCTTGAACGCTGATTCCTTTGTAGAACCACCGCTCGAAAGGTTGAATCCACCTTCTGAAGAGGGCCGGTACTGGACTGCAACTGCCGCATAGTTGGCTGTTGATCCGGTACAGGGTTCTGCAAAGATAATGTTGAAGAACACGTCCTGATATGATTTCCCGCCAGACGTGCGCCTGACCGGGAATTCAATATATGTATTTGCTGATGTCTGGTAGAAACCGGGAACTCCGGTTGCGTTCAGATTTGTTGATACTTTTATACCGTAGAGGGTTGAATCAGGTACAATCTTCGCCCGGTATGCTGTAGGAGTAATCATTGAAGTCATTTTTCATCACACCGTCGAATATTCAGACACCATATATGCCAGTGCCTTTGGCTGGACGACCTTCATGCCGTAGACGTGGAGCCCCTTGACCGCGTCCGCAAATTGGAGTTCTGGACGGTATGCCTCGACAGACGTAATCTGGTCTGCGAACGTGATTGCATCCCGGTGGCCTGCCATGACGTAGTGCTCAGGAGTGGTTGATACATGTGACGGGCCTTCTGTCAGGTTGTTTGACATATAGATAGTGAATCCCATGACACGTCCAATCCGGCCTGCCTCATAGCTGGCGGTTGCGTCGATATTCCGTATACCCATGTTAGTAGACGGCTGGAATCCAAGTCCTGCGAGGAGCATGTTACTGTAGAACCACGGAGGGACTACAATCCACCGGCCATCATAGGGTACGTTGTTCTCATCAAGTTTCTGATGAATCTGTGCAAGCTTCTCGACAACCACAGTAGGGCCAACTTCGGCAGTGGACATAACAATCCCTGCTTCAGTGTAAAGTCCGGCAATGCGTGCGTCTGCGGTTTCTGCAAGACCTACGGCTGCCTTCCTCATGGCCTCTCCCATTACCTTTGGAGAATTCTGCGCCTTGTCGATGTCATCTACGAAGAAGTGAAAATAATCTGCCTTGTCGATGTTCAACGTCTGGTCAAGCCCGGTAAGAGGCTGGACTGTCATGCTGGTTGAATCTTTGGTATATGAACCAATGGTTACAGGGCCAAGCGAATTGATGCGCACGGTGTCACCAAAGGCACGTATTTCACCTTCGTATTCCCTGTTTACAACATTTCCGAATACGAATTGCTTGTCATAATCAGAGAAAATTTTAGCGCTCCATATTTCAGGAGTAAAATTTCCTATCGCCATATTATCTATCCTTTACTTTTTTTATTGAGAAAAGTGATTTAAAATTAATTGGATATCTGTTAAAAAATCCTACTTTTTGTATCCGCTTCTATAGAATTCGAGTATGCCCTTCTCATTCTTCCTGAACCATTCAGGATCATCTCTGGCTTTCTTCTCGATTTCTTTTGGTGTCATGCCTTCATATGAAGTACTACCATCGGTTGATCGTCCCTTACCCGGTACAATACCGTGCGCCTTCATTCTTGCATCAACGGCAGACTTTAACTCCGCACCGAACGTTTTTTCCAGTTGCGCAATGCGTTTATTGGTATCCTCTGCGTTCTCCCCGATAACAAAATCCAAGAATCCCGCTGGAAGTTTCTTCTCTTCTAACGTCTTAATCGCCAGAAGTTCCATCTCTCGTCTGGTCAAATCCCTCTCTTTGGATTCCAGAGCTTCTTTCAGTTTTTGAGCTTCAAATTCCCTCTTCTCGCCTTCCGACATCTTTTCGGTTTTGAGCAGTTCAATTTCACGCTGAGCGTCTTTCAGCTTCTTTGCGTATTCTGTCCGTACTTTGTCTGCGGCTGATTGAGCGATTTTCTCTACTCTAGCCTTCCAGTCCTCATCGTTTTCGTCTGGATGCTTTTGTTCTTTCGGTTCAGCTTTCGGTTCGACAGGAGGAGCCTCTTCTTTCTTCGGAGTTTCCACGTTGTCTGGTGCTTTGGGTTCATCTACCATAAGTATCCTCTAATCCCCAAGAGTTGCAAAAAACCTGTCCTAAATAAATAGTCCAGAAAAAAGATTGCCCCTATTGGAGAGGTTACATAGGTATACGCAGTTATAGTATATAAAGGTTACGGAAAATTATGAATACTGGTAATAAAAAGAGATGCGGATTATTTCAATCCACAACAGGAAGTCTGTGCTCTCTTCTACGGTTCTCTATCAGTTCAGCTGCATCCTCGATGTCCTGTGCGGTTATGGTAGGATCAGGATCGGGAATGAATATCTCGTCCTTATCCTCTGGAACAAACGGATACCCGCATACTGTACACTGGTATCTCTGTTTCTTCCCGCCCTTACGGAGTGCTCCGCCACATTTAATTACACGGCCAGAACATCGAGGGCATTTCATTCTGGTCATTTCTTGTGCTCTCCACCAGACATAGAATCTATAAACTCCTTCATCTTCGTGTCCATTTCACACACAGTTTCAACAAAGGAGTATAAGCAGGCCATACACCTGCGCGTGCCCGGAGTATCCTTTTCTCCCAAAGCTTTGATTATATCTACTATCGCATCACTCTTACAGTAGTCTGGCTCCATAAGTGATTTTTCTGCAACGCGATATATCTCGTCTTTTTCCTTGTCAGTAATATTTTTTACACCCAAAGCTTCACAGGGTGTTTGTATGTGTTTGTTGGTTTCAGACATCGGTTAGTCCTCGTCTGCATCAAGTCCCATTGATCGGGCAAGCATACCAAGCTTTTGCTGGAGGTTCTGCATACCCTCACCAAAGGACATTGCATGTGCACACAATCTGCGTGTGTCAGGAGTGTCCTCTACACCTACGGTCTTGATTATGTCAAGCACCGCATCACTTCGGGTGTATCCCGGCATAGTGGTACACTTGAAGGCAATAGCCTGAAATTCATCTTTCAATTCCTTACTGGGATTTTCAACACCCAGTGCATCGAATACCGTTTCCTTTTTTTCAGTCATTTCTTGTTCCTCTCAATGTTGATACTCTCGTTGTGCAGCCACACCCGGCATCTCTCGTCATAGATACGACGCTGGAGGTATCGATGCATCTCTTCTACAGACATTCCACCACGTGGGAAATCTTCCCCGTTGATGAACTTCACCCAGCGGTTGCGGTATCTCTCCCACACAACCTTGCGGTTCTCTACTATCCGCTGGATACCGGATACTTCAACTCTTCCAAGTTTCATAAATCCCTCAAAAGTGACGGGTGGGATTAGCCCACCACCACTACCTTCTCACCCAGCTTGCCCTTATGAGTACCCTTCAGGAAAAGGGAGAACATGCCACGGTTCACGGTCACAATGTATGTGCCGGGATTCCGGTGCAGATTGCCTGCAACAGACATGGCATTGTGATACCAGTTCAGGGCATTGGCAGGTGTATTGCCAGTGGTTACGAACTTGTATCCCATAGGTGCATTGCCGAATACTACGGTAGGCATGGTCATTTTACATCACCAGAATAACTATACGCAGTATTGGTTTATATAACTATCTACCTGTCTAAAAAAGGTTAGAATGGACAATTAACGGGTGGTATGTGACAGGATGAGCAGAATTCCTGTGTCTTACGAGGATGCATGCATGGAACTATGTTCCACCCATTCCCGCCATCCATATACTTGCCCGCATATGGACATTCGGGATAGACGTTTACGGGTTTAACCACCGTTTCCGATATGAGTACCTTTGCCATTTGATTTCACCTCCCTACTTCTTCTTTAATATCCCTGCCTCTTTGTTCATCCTGTAGCACTCATGCAGGTATACTGGATGCCACAGGAGATCAACCTTCGTTCCCGGTGTGTAGCAGGCACGTGCAGCTGCACGAAACTTCTTCTCTTCACTGGTGCTTAATTCCCTCCAGAGAATGGGTGTCATCATGTTATCGTCTGACATTTCACTCACCCAAGTCATCAAATTCGTCTGGTTCGCGTCCCTTCAGTGTTACCTCCATGTGGAAGGTATACACCCAGTTACAGTCAGGTGACACACACTGTGCATACCATTTCCCGTTTTTTGTGAGGATTCGGAAATGCTTGCTGTCGCAGTTTTCACATGCTAGTTTCACAGGTATCCCTTCTCCTTCATATATTTCCTGTCCTCTCTGTCCTCTTGCATGAGCTCTTCCATTTCGGTGTCCTCTTCTTTCAGACATGCCGCAATGTCATTTACTGATTTCTCACAGTCATCATTCCTGCAAAATGAGATACTCTCTGAACTTGCAAAGACACATCCCTTGCGTGGTGCAGTCTTTACCTCACATGTAAGTTTACAACGGTAGACTTTCATTTCACTTCACTCCAGTTCCTTAATGTCATTGATCGCCTGTGCATATGCCTCACGCTTGGACATACATGCCTCCAATGTAGCTGGCATCATTTGTGTTTCGCCAAGCAAAAAGTCAATGCAGTCAATGTGTTCCTGCAAGACATGTATGACGTTTTTACGGTTGAACTTCATAATGCAGTCGTCCCTCCGTCCGGCATTGTCATCTTCAGTTCCTTCAGGTTTCCCGCTAGAACGATTGCACGGAAATAGTGCGTGCCGGTAGATGGTGTCCCGGTGAATAACATGGCCTCTTGACCATACCATCCAAGATTCCTAATGTCAGTTACTTCCATAATTTATCCCTCAACACTCTCGACAGGTGTAAGAACCTGCCAGACATCCCCATACAGAACAGGCGCGGTAGCTAATAGTCCTGTTGCCCACAAGGTTTTCACCTCGTTCCACGCCTCGTTTTCAGTGGGGAAGTAGTCCCACACTTCGTATTTCGTTTTTATTCTCCTGCCATTCTTGGCACAGTTCTATACGCAGGGAGAGTTTATAAAACTATCTACCTACCTCAAAACTATTTACATTGGCAATGTATAAATGGATTCGCAGACAACATTTCACCTATGCCCCTATTGCATAAGTTGAACGTCCCACAAAACGTTGGAGAGAGAAAAGAGGGAGAACCTGTAGAGGACTGCAAGTGGTTACTTCGTTCAGGATACTACATTAAAACCGATGGTGGATACATGGAACGGATTGGTGATAGCGGTAAGGTATTTTGTATGTATACCTGTACTGTAACGGCCATAACCAGAAAGCCAAAACCGGATGGAGATAACCCAGCCTTTGTAACCTATGAAAAAGTCCTGAAATCGGATATGTCCTGTTGCCCACACATGAACGAAATCAATAATCCCTGCCCGATCATAAATGATGCCCGTGTTCTGGAATCATATTACGATGCCCACCGTAAGAAAAAAGACAGTATTTAAACCTTGTGGGTGTGTTTCCACTGGAATGAACAGAAACCCGTACCATTGCGTTTCTTTCAATTCCGCATACGAACATACCAGTGACCTACCTATCGGTCAATAGAACGAATATTACCCCGGACAAAAATCACGTTTTTTGTGTTCGCAAATGCGAACCACCATGCAAAAAAGTATACCTATACTTCCACTGGAACTTATTCTTTTTCACGCGGTCTGACACCCGCTACCACATAGCACCTACAGTTGAAATCCAGTGCAGGCTCACCAAACAGTCCCGGCCCATCCGCCTTGTATCCCCGGTAGTCACCCTCCGGGACTTCAAACATTTCCTGTGCATCCACAGTCATCCCATCCAGATATTCATGCGCCTCCCGCACCCGGTTATCACCTGCCGTTACCCACGTCTTGGTAATCTGGATGTCCTCTTCTTTAAGATCATTTAATGCCTGTTGCTCTGCATCTGACTGGAACTGGTGTGCCGCCTCTTCCATCATTTTCCCAAGAGATGCATAGTCCCGAACCATGACCTTCTGGACGTGTTCCATTATCTCCCTGTAGGTTGCGCCTGTGCCCATGGTATCCCGGACAATCTGTGCACGAAGTGTAACCCCAAGAGCCTGTTGCCGGAGGTATAGACGTTCATTAAGACTTATCCCATCCCACGGCTTTTGCAGGATTTCTGTTATTGCCTTCCCACTTATCTTCGGACTGGCACTTATCCCGGTGGCCTGATTTATTGTCATGACAGCTGAACCATACGTCCTCTCCGCAAGGATTCTCTGGTCATTGATTGCACGCTTGGTTATATTGGAGTACCCTTCCTTCACGGCCATAGCAACGGCCTTATCCAGCTTATGAATGAAATCGTGCCTGACAAGCTCCTGATAGTTCAGCTTCCCGTACTTGGAATACTTCATATCTGCCGTTTTTAACGTATCCTGCAATACACCCAGCATCCTCTTGTAATCCTTTTCCGGCTTGTCCTGCATTGCAGCTACGGCATCATTATTCGCACCTACAATATCCTCCCATGCAGTCTGGAGCTCGTCTGTCTGCTCTATGTAGCTCGTATACTGGTTGATTGGTGCATCTATACCGGGATATTCTGGCATGGTATCTCACTCGTATTTTTCACGTGCCTTCTTCACGTAGTCATATAGTTCCTGTTCCTTCGGAGAGAGGTTGTTATTCAGCTCGAACAAAAGACCATGATCTCCTGCATAATGTTTTGTGTGACTTACCTCATTGTTGAATATTACGTCAGGAATTCCTTTCGGATAGGCCAGACACCACGGCTCTTCCCCGTAGGGCATGTAATGTTTACAATAAATGCATTGCGGAATCATTTAAATACCTCTGAATATATATCTCCGGATTCAAGACTTAAAAATATCGTTTCAATACTTTTTGGAATCTCGTTTCCAGCTTTCCAGTAGGCGTAAGTTTCAGCGGATGCCTCTTCCCATGGAATTTCAGCATTTGATGTCCTTTCTGCTCCATAATGAGAAACCTTGACTTTCTGCATGAAAACCCGGCAATCAAGAGAGCAGTTTGATAATTTATCTCTTAGCTTAGACGTTATAGTAGACATCTCCCTGACATTTGTTGGTACTTTATCCGGCTTTTCCTTTGGATGCATCCTCTGGATTGTCATTTCGTGGAAAAACTCATGGTCAATAATAGGGTTTCTTTTTCCGTTACCTACGTACGTCTTGCCCTCATATCCAGCCCTTTCTTCCAGATTATCAAGTTTTTCCTGCAAGTCACGGGCATACGAATAATTCCCTTCTGACCGGGCTTTCTCAACCTGTTCAGTCAAATTCTTTTTATTTTCCTCATATTTTATAGGGATATTGTTTTTAATCCATTCCTTTGTGGCGTGGTCTGCCATTCCCAAATAACGATTAGAGGAATCCCATGTAGCTGTTTCTCCAAGAGATGCGTACCTGCCAAAACTGGATTCATCACGTGTATATACGATATAATGCTCAGGTTGTATACCTGTAATTTCGGTCAGTTCTGACATTTGCTTATAAACATCATCCTTAATTTCCTGTGGTGTTTTGTTGGTAAATTCAACTTTTTTTGCGAACTGTTTATTTATTTTCCCTGACCACTGCTTGCATCCCGGAGTTTTTCCCTTTGAAGTTTTTATTGCACGTCCCGGCCCATGCTGGTTGCCGTAATATGGATGTCCTACCTTATCCCCACTGTTTTCATTCCCTACCATTAGTAATCTCTCCTGAATTTCGTTCCTGACTGCGTGCGTGGTCTTGGTGTTGTAGATTTTGTAATCCTCTCCAGTTCAATGATACGGTTCGTTTTTCCATAGCTCATAACCGGGTGCCCTTCTATCTTTACAACCGGAGTAAGCACAACCTGTTTCACACGGAATCTCCCTCCAGACAAAAGGAATTCCTCTTCCTGATGTGAAGTGATATACAGGCCCGGTTCTCCTTTCTTTGCAACGATACGGAAAAAATTAATGTATTTTGATTTATTATCCAACGAGGAAGGAGCTGCAAAATGGTCAGATGATATTTCAAAATCGGCTGATGTAGACCAGAATCCCTCATCGTGAATTTTTCCCGCATTTATAGCTTTTTGTGCAATCCTGTCCGGGACACCACGATAAACCACTACGTCTTTTTCAAGAGGATTGTTATTCATAGCACTTCTAATTCTTTTAACCTCGTTGTTTATCCACTGGTTCGTATCATCCCCTGCGCGAAGAGCTTTGTTTATACCCCTATGACTACCATCAAGTCCGATATACTGACGGATGGATTCATATTCATCGTCATTTATCTTCTTCTCTTTCATAAGCGCATAATGATCCTTATACGCCTTCGGGTTATACTTCGGGACGGTTATACTATCCCTCTTGATACGTGGGACATGACCAGCCGATGCGAACCATCCACTACCCTGACCACCCATTTATTTCACCTCAATCAAATGTAACTCCCTCGTAGTCCATCATCCTCTTACCCAGCCCTGTTGTCTGGTCTGAACCATCGTCCTTCGTTGTATCCTCAATTTTCTCTGCATAGTTTACCACGAACTTCAACGGGTTTTTATTAACTACCTTGACCATTATGACGGCGTTCTCGTTCTCGTAAATCTGCACGCCGTTCATGTCGTATACAATTCTTGCAACCTTAAAATCATCCAGTTTCTCTACAGCCTCTTCCTCACCTTCAGGCTTTTCAATATCAGTTTCGGTAACTTCCTCAATTCCTTCTTTGCCTTCTTGAATCGCTTGTTCATCGGATACCTCTGTCTGTTCTGGTTCTTGGTTGATTTGTTCTGCTTCTGGAATGGGTTGTTCTTCTGTCGATTCTACTTCTGGCTCTGTTTTCACCTCATCTTGTCCCTCTTGCATTGGTTCAAACTGGATGCCATGATCTCCCTTGTATGGTCTGTGATGGTCTACCTCCCCGTTCAGAATCTCGATGGGTATACTGTTTATCTTCGGATAGGCGGTGCAGCTTATTATCTTGAAGTGCTTGCAGTCGAAACAGATTCCGTAACTCACAGATACCACTTCCTGTCATAATAGGCGTTAATCAGACTTTGAGGAACATATGTTTCCCCGGTAAACAGGGCAGCTCCTACCTCTGCATACACTTCTCTGGCATCACCGGCACCGAAACTTGTAAATGTATATGCACTCACCTGTGCGCAATCAGCGTCTGTTACTTTATGTTTCCTCATCGTTCTCATCATTGCAGTCATACACTTCCACGGATCTTTTGCTTTTACGGCATGTTTCGCATGGTTGTTTTCATGAGCTATACACGCGGCCAGAAAATTCTTATCATCTCCAACATTGTTTCTTTTAATTGACTTGAATATTTTAATCATTTCGTCCTTTCTCTCACGTGTTAGACCCGGATTGCCTTCAACACTCGCTATCGCCTCTTGTCTTTTCAGTTCCAGACGTTGAGCAGCTCCCGGACGCGGGCCTGTTTCAGTAACAGTATTTGGATGAATATAAATCTCGTTTTCGTGTCCACGATACATCCCCATTGAATCCGGAGAATTGGGTGGAGGTGCAATGACAATCCCGTTTATTGTCACTCCTGTGCCATCCAGAATCGCCATCCCTCTAAGCAACTCGTCCCTTTGTATATCGGGCAAATCACATATTGCCTGCAACTGTTTCTGGCAATCCGGTGTATTTGCAAATGCAGGGTTTAAGTATGTCTTTAACCGTGTTACGGCATCATTATCATCCTTTGCCCCCGGTACGTCCTTGTAGTATTTTTTAATGGGATTCTTCGGTGGACGTGTTTTCTTCCCGGCTGGAGGTTTGTATTTATATGCACCCGGCAACTTCTCCGGCTGTTTCCGTATGTCCCTCCCAAGATACGTTTCCCCTACGTACTCTTCGGCTGCCTGCCGTCCTATGGCATACTTTGGTTTATGACTGACGTGCCCCGCCGATGCGAACCACCCTGAACCCGGGCCTCCCATTTCACCCCACTCCCAAATATTCACTATTATATTGGTCAGTCGTCAGATATTTGCCTTCCAGAACAACCTTTCCTGTTTTTGGATTTCTCAATGTAAAGGTCAGGTCGGGTGAAGTATCACCATACGCCTTCTTAAATTTCATAAACTTGTCCTGTCCCAAGTCGAGAGTTTCTTGGTATCTTTTGGATTCATCGTTTTGTACAAGTATGAACACCGGGTGGCCATCCATCCACTTGATTTCATCTATATCAGCACCTAACATACCAAGTGTTGTTTTAGTAGTAAATGCCGTCATTTCATTAGCTGCATTATTAAATCTTAATTTTTCAGCCGGAGTTATAGACGTGGAGTGGGTGATATTGATAAGCATTTGTGCACGTGCAACATCCACATCAACCATGCCCTTGTTTACCAGTTCAAGAAGGTCAAGATTTTCCGGGACTTCACGAAACATGGGAGGGAGTTTATCATACTCAAAGAGTGCCGTATTATCGGCCAGACGTAGTGCACTTCCCACAGGATCGTGATCCCAGTCCAACTCCGTGCCATCGTGCGTGCTTATGAGATGTGCGATGTTTATAGCCGATTCCTTGCCCAATACGTGTGATACTTCACTGTAGAGTTCTTCGTTGAAATACTGCTCAGCCCATCGTGGATGCCCCTCATCCAGAAACGTCCTTGAAGGTTCTGTCATATATCCCATGTCATGGAATATCATGGCCGTGATAAGTTCTGCCTGTTGCTGAGGTGTTTCCAACATAGGTGTGATTGAGAAGATGTCAAATGCCCTGTCTATATTCCCCGATACGTGATGTGCACCATGATCACCCAGCTGCCTGTTCTGCGCCTCCAATTCCTGCGCAATCAGGGCATCTGTAGCCGCACACATAAGAAAACCTATTTTTTCTTCATCAATACCAGCGTCACGCAAAACACCCTGATACCCGCCTATATCACCCTTTATAATGGCAAGTGAATCATCAGACATATGAAGTGCAGCTTTCTCTAACCTGTTGTCAATATCGGCCTCCATATCTCCCGTATTCTGCCACTTGCCAAGAGGTTTAAGTAAGTCTTTCTCGCGTGCAGGGACAGATTCACGGGCATTGGTTATTTCATCCCGTTCGTCCACATCCATCTTCTCCCATGCTTCCCTGCGTGCCTGCATGTCCATCTTCTCGTATTCTTCCTTATTGAATACCCGCGATTCTACAAGCTTTTTCTTATCGTCCTCTAATGCAATTTTACCTCCACCCTTTCCGCCTTTTCCACCTCTACCTCCACCACCAGTACCAAACCTTTCTTTGATGGCTGAACCCACCGATTGACCTTCACGGATGAAGATGTGGTTTCCATTGATAGTTACCCACGTCCCTTCAGATTCGTCATACTCCGGCATGATCTTCCTCCGGGATTTCAGCAAGACGCTTGTCTGACACTTCTGACGGTTTTGGTGGAACAGGCTCCGTGGTTTCCTCCGGGTTTTCAGCACGCTCTATGTCTGACACTTCTTCCGGGTTAGGAGCTTCCTCAACCTCTTCATCCATTTCTTCTTCCAGCTCCTCTGGTTCTTCATCCCCGTGCATGGAGTAAATGGCCTCAAACTTCAGAGGTTTATACTGGAGAATTTTTATCATAACCGTGGCCTCGTCTGATTTATATATCTGCACGCCGTCCTTCTCGTAGACAAGATCAGCTGGTTTTACTACCTCTATCTTTTCAAGGATGGATTTTTCCTCCCACTCTTCGGGTTTGAATATCTCATATACGCCTGTAAACCTGCTCTTCTCCTTTACCGGCTTGGGATTTTCTTTGATAGTTTCTTCGACAGCTTCTTTGACAATTTCATCATCGTTCGCATTTGCGAACTCTTCTTCAGTCATTTATTTCACCTACTGTTATGAGGTGGATTTCGGTGTTGGTTGCATCCCGGAAAACTTCCTTACCCAAGACCACCCATGGTGTTCCACGTGCCACCGTAACTTCCATCTCCCCATAGTTGTCCTGATAGATTCCCTTCGTCTTACCGCCAGTTAATGCACGGATAATGGTTAGTTTCTTACCACCAATTACAGGTATCCTGCCTTCTTTATTTGTTTTGCCTGCCCAGTGTTCTGCGAAGCTGAGAGCCTTTCCCAAGTAAAGTGAATGTGACTGGAATGCCTTATCCCGGATTATATCTCCTTCGTTCGCATTTGCGAACGCCTCTCCTATTTCTTCTCCTACACCACGAAACATAACCACGTCTTTTGCAAGTGGAGGAGCTTCTTTGATGTAATTATCCAGCATAGAAACACGATTTTCAAGCACTCCTATATCTCCTTTGAACCCGTGCTCCTGCCCACGAAGATACCTGTTTATAGGGCCAAAATCCGTATGGACATAATCATAATAAGTACTCCGTTTTTTCATTAGATTCTCACCGTATTTCAGGGCTTCAGGAGAGAATTTCTTTTCCTCTTCTGCAAATTGTGTTCTATGTTCATATGGAATTGTACCCGGTTCATAATGAGTTGAATGAACATCAAAAACCCTCTGGTAAACGGCCTTCTCCGTAGGCGTGAGCTTGCCACCCTGACTGCCGGGTACGTGACCGCCAGCTGCCGTCCATCCACTTCCCGGCCCACCCATTAGTATTTCGCCCCTTTCGGTAATTCCATAGTTTTATCATTCTCGATTTTCTCTATTCTGGCACTCTTACTGAATTCAAGTGCGAGATTGGCCATAGCTTTTGCCATGTCAGGGACATACACTGTCCTGTCCAGAACGGCATCCGGTGAGGCAACTACATTCAGGAATTCTTCTGTTTTTTTATTCGGAGATAACCATTTCTTCCCGTCAGTTACAGCGAACGTTTCATCAATCTCAATCGTTACGTCTGTCATTTCTTTCTCCTTCTTGGTGTAGAGGGTTTTGGAGCTTTAGGTTTCCGTGTGCGTGGACTACGCATTTTCTTTACAGGTGTTTTACAGATATCTACCATGAAATTGAAGTATTCCGGATCTTTCATTGCAAATTTTACCGGGCTTCTCCACAACATCGTAAACCCCATAGCCAGAATTTCTGTCGATTGATCGTCATAATATTTCCCGCAATATTCATCCGGCCATTTATCTGCTTTAACTCTTTCATCTGGTCTGTACCCGGAATTCGGATATTTTTGTGCCAGCCATTCTATTTTATCCCCGGATGTCCTGTCGTTATAGAATTTTATTATACGTGCGAAAAGCCCCTTATCCCTGCCCTCGATACAATGTGCCATTTCATGCATCGCAACTTCTGTGGTAGCTATATCAGCAAGCCATATCCCCACGCTTCCACCACAGCTTCTCTGGTCAGCATCTCTGTACCTCCAGACCGGGACATCTGGTAAGTTGTTTGAAACAAAAAAACTGTTAAGATTAGCCTGTGCTATATCACAGACAATCCGTGTGCCTTGCGGTAAATCGGCATCCTGAGCCGTGTATTTTAAATTTCCAGTAGGAGTAGATGTGGTAGGAAATAATACCTTACGTGCATCTTCACGGATATTTGTGGTTATGGCCCCGATTTCTTTTGTTTTTTGTACACATTCCCATCTGGCCTCTGTTACTCTTTCGGTTAGCTCCCTATATTCTTTCAGGAGCTTATCTTTTTCTTTTGGATCGGTAGCGGCTTGATGAGCCTTCCATGCCGCATCTCTTTTACCTTCAAAATCCATCTGTTTTTTATGCAGTTCTTTAAGCTCTTTGTGACCAGTGTCGTATTTGTCTTTATATTTGTTAAAGACACCCACAACGTCTTTGTGTACCTGTGTCATAGGTGCCGCTCCTTTTGGAGCTACTTTGACGAATGTTGGATGACGGCCAGAGGTTTTACTACCAAGTTTCATTTTGTTGATAGATGAACCTACAGTATCCCCTTTCGTGATAAAAATATGTGTGCCGTTAATCGTCACCCATCGGCCTTCTGATTCATCAAAGTCCGGCATGTCTGGTTATCCGCCTGTCATTTTCTTGAACATGCTCATGGCATCCTCTTCAGGAGCTTTCTCTTCGCCTTCTGGAGCTTCCTCTTCACCCTCTTCTGGAGGTGCTTCCTCACCGGGCATCGGCCCTTGTTCCTCCATGAGCTTTTTCTGGTACTTCATGTAATCTTCCTGTTCCTTCTTCATCTTCTCCATTTCTTCCTGTGGATCTTCGATGAATGACATAAGTCCCAGTGCAGTTTCGTCACTGACAAGTCCCTTCAGGGTTGAGAGTGTCTGTGCCTCTTCCATAAGGTTCAGCGGGAAGTTACGTGTGAATACAAATTCCCAGTCATACGGTTCATACACGCCAGCTGCAAGTTTACGGCTGAAGTATCCGTTAAGAACGGTCAGCATCCTGCGCAGTGCACGTGTGAATTTACGTTCACAGACCATACACTTGGCTTCCAGATTGAAGATTTTGAACTTCATGGCCACGCCACTTGCACCACCGAACGCCTCATCCGTAAACCTGACAGACTGTGCGAAGTAGATAATGTTCTTCTCCAGCATCTGGAGGTGGTTTTCTACGGCCTGTGCATTGATATTCTTGGTAACGAATTCCATTCTGGAATCTTTTTCCGGGAATCCGAACGCACCTGTCTGGAGTGCCTTTTTAAGTGTCGTATCATCGGGCACCATCCCGTGGAACGCCATGTATGCCAAACGGAATTGTTCAATTTCAGAATTCATGTCTGAAAGTGTGCGGTCATACCCATCTATGAGGGTAAGGACTTTTTCACAGTCACCCTGCATCTCTTCGTTGTTAGGGAAGCAGATTAACGGACACCCGTCCATGAGATGCGCAATCGGATTGGCCTCTTCTGAAGAATCCAAGATAAACGAACCTTCAGAAGTCATGTCACCCTCGCGTATCCAGTAGGTTATTTTATCTTCGTCAAAGAATTCTGCCTTTGTAAAGGTTTTATCTCCCACGTAAATCTGGTAGTAACGGATTGCATACGGAGCATCGGTTACACCTATCTCATCGTATATGAATATGCACTCCCACGGAGGCACGTTTATCACGCTGGCCTCGCCATCCAGATTTATGAATAAGTACCGTGCGCCAGAACCACAGATAGCTGCCATCTTTGCGGTTTCGGAATCCAAGTCCTCGTAAGCATTTCGTTTCAGGAAACCGTCCAATAGCTCCTCGTCAGCATCCTTTACATCAGGATACTTATAGACGATAGGTTTTCCAGCGAAGTAACCTACCTTCGTGTTCACAATATCCCCGAAGAAATCATTTGCGATTTTGTTGTTAATCTTCGAGATATTATCTATCTCATACTTTCTGGTGAGAATAGGGACATCATCTGTTTTCCCCTCGTATCTCCCATACAGTTTTTTCATCTCATACGCACGTGGTCTGGCATCCTGTATAAGTTCGCCTATCTGTTGGCCTGTGATCTCGTTACCATCAGAAAGCCAGTTATACACCTCCGTGATTTTTGCACTTACCATTTACTTGCCTCCCCTCGAATCTCTCAAAATCTCTTTTGCGTTCTCATACTGTTTTCCAAAATCATCCCATGCCGGACACTCCGGATCGAGAAGTAGTCTATCTTCAAGCAGAAAATGTATGAAGGGATATAATCTACAGGACAGTTGGCGTTCCTCGTATTTTACAGCACATCCAACAGATTCATTGAAGTACTTACATCCAGTACAACACCTCCCGCATTTTTTACACAATTCACTCCAAACTGCCATAATTCCCCTTCATTATTTTAATATACTCCGCACCACCAGTTTACATACTGGGTTGTTCCTGCCGAATTATCGTGTTTCTTAATTGCCACGGTCAGGTTCGTTGCATCCATCGTGGTCACACTTGCCATCTCTCCTGCGGTTATAGGAGTAACAATAGCCCATGTTGGTGCAGCAGTTAATCCGTGTGCGATTGTGCCTCCATCAGCAACAGACGTTCTGCCATGATTTTCTGTAACATATCCTATGTTATCATGAACATACTGTTTTTCATGCCCAGTTCCTATGTAATTTGAAAGTGCAAGAGTATAATTAGCCGCAGATTGATTCGGATAGTTTCCTGTGATCTTTGCATCTACATATCCATCAACGGTTACAGTCACGTTGTTTCCTAATGCATTATCACAAAAGTTAAGTGAGTGAACGTCAGTAATTGTTATTGAACTTACCGCTGAAATGTAATTATGATGAATTAAAAACGTATCGTTCCACGGATACCCAGCTCCAGCTCCAGTACACTCTTTTCCGGTTAAAGTGAATGTAGCCGCAAGACACATGTTATTTGAAATATCACAAATAACTCCGGCATTACCACCGGCAGCCACACTATTAACAATAGATATTTCTCCTTTGTTTATAGTGTTATGATGAATTGGAAGATACCATAGATACCCGTCTACAAGGTCTAAATTCAAAAACATGGCATGTGTGGCACCATATGTTGTATTGAAAATGTTGCCGTGTATACCTTCATTCATCTTATACTCTGTGGTTAAAGTTGGTTTTATATCTTCGTCAGTATCAATATCTATATGAATAAAGGAATATCCAGCTCCTGTTAATTCACAATAATTATACCCTATAGAATGAATTTCAAACTGATATCCAGTATGAATGTAAATGGCATCTGTAGTGGCACTACCTTGGAAGATATTATGGTCAATCCTAAACGCCGTGACATACCTTAAAACGTCAATATAGATATTATACGGTGCTGGACTATTGTATCCAAAGTAATTATCACAGATATACATATTACCGATATACCCATGACCGTTATCCTGCGTATCATCAAACCAGATTGTCTTAGCAGTCTGATAGTTGAAACCACAGTGTGATACAGCCAGACTGAAGATATCATAATGAACTACGGGTAAGTCAAAATATAACGCGGTTGTCCCTCCGTAATAATAAATCCCATACGTTGAAAATCCGGCAGCATTAATATTGAAGATTTTTTTACCCGAAGAACCAGTTATTTGTGTTCTTTTTGTAGAGAATTCAAAGAAAAACGGTGTAGTTCCTTGTACACTGATATTATGATACGTGATATTAACTGCATCTGCAAATGTATACGTACCAGCTAAAACTACTATTTTTCCGCCTGTTGTCAGATAATCGTGTGCCGCCTGAAATACAACTTCTGACGTAGCCGCCATTTGCGAAGATATCACTGTCCCAGCCGCATTAACGGCAACGGTATTTGAACCGTCACGATAAATTAAAACTGACCAGTCGGACTGCGATCCTACAAGCTGTGTAATAACCGCGTTCCATTCTGACGCATAGAGCGTTTCCCCATCTGTTCGTGTGTCATCCCATGCCATTTTTTACTCACCTTCATTTAACATTATCATTTTCTTCATCATTTTATGCCCACGTTACATAGAACGTGCCCCTGTCTGAAATTGTAAACCCTTCCAACGAACCTCTGAATTCATAGAAATGAGCGCCTACATTGACTGTGGTATAGTCATAGTAATATTCTCCTGTCGTACTCCCATTCATAACACTGCTTGTCGTAGTTGCAGACGTGAGTGTGTTATGATCACCATCATAAACGTATAACGTGCATGTGGCCGGATCCGTTCCAACACCGTCATACGTATGGAACGCCGAATTTAGCCTGATTGTATCTCCTTTTGTTACATGTGTCATTTTTCACCTGTCTACTCGTAACTCTACATCTCTTCCAGACGTGGAGTGTACTGATGTTCTCTTCTGGTCATGTTTCTTTGATGATCTCCTGCTTGTAGATAATCCAGAGGTTCTGGACGTGTCATGGTCATAGGAATCCCTCTTGTCTGTGTGCAGTGTTACAGTCAGCGGATATTCCACTTCGTGTGGTGTGAAGGTTACTGTTGTTACCGCATCCACCTGTGTTTCGAGGTACTGGAGAGAACCTGTCATTAACTCAAAGGTGGCACCGGACAGGGCATTGGATTCTACACTGAAAGCTATATTGACACCAAGATTGGCAGTGACCGAAGATACCGCCTCTGGAGTAAACCCAAGTCCCATCTGTGTGGTTATCTCAGCAAGTATCTGTGTGATGGCATCTATCTCAGCCGCACAGTATTTTGTTTCAGCCTGCCACAAACCGGCCTCAACACTTGTCAGGGCATTTATCTCTGTGGATAACTGATGCAGTTCTGCCCGGTGTAAATCCGCCTCGACACTTGACAGGGCATTGATTGTAGTGGATAACCCATGCCTCTGGATAAGAGAAGCCACGATTTGAGAAAGTGCAGTTATCTCAGCCTCCAGATTCATCCATCCCTGAACGGATAGGTCAAAGGTTGATGAAGTAACTGCGTTTATCTCTGTGGACAGGGAATACGCAGCTACAGAATTGAATATCGTAGAGGTTACTGCATTTACCTCTGTGCCAAGATTATTCAATTCTGCCCGGTGTAAATCCGCCTCGACGCTGGTTACTGCATCGGTCTGGAGGGACAGGGCATGTAACTGGATAAGTGCAGCCTCAACATATGACAATGCCTCAACCAGTACGGTAAGTCCACCAGCTCCGGCAAGCTCAAACGAAACTGTGGTAAGTGCATTAATATCAACAGAAACAGCCCTTACCGTTGTTAGGGAGAAGGTTGTACTTGTAGTGGACAGAATCTCTGTGGCAAGGGATAACTCCGATTCTAACGAAGCTATGACACTTGTAAGGGCATCCACCTCTGACTGGAGAGTTATTGCACCTGATAAGGCCGGAGTGACTGTTGAAACTGCATCCACCTGTGCAGCCAGATACCACGAAACTATCAGTGTAGGCTCTACACTTGTTAAGGCGTTTACCTCTGCGTAGAGGAATTTAAGTGCCGCCTGATAGGTTACGCACGAAGTGTTTGAATACCCGGAGTAGCTCCCGTCTATGTTAGACCTAATCCTGTAGCAGTATTCGTGTCCGTCTGTGAACGGCCCCGGATCTGCGTATGTCCATGAATCATACGGGACGGTTGCAATCAGTACCCATCCTGCACCGTTATCGTTCCTCTCTATCTCAACGAAATCGGTGTTAATCGTGAAAGAAGTATCGGTCAGGGCATCTACCTGTGCAGCTATTGAATATCTGGCCCCGGCCATAGCAAGAACATAAGTAAGTGCATTAATATCAACAGAAACGGCCTGCCTTAACGTTACATTAAAGGCTGTAGTTGTGCTTGACTGAATGGTTGCGGCAAGTGTCTGTGAGGCGTACAACGATTCTGTGACCGTTGTAGTGGAAGATACCTCTGTTGCCAGTGCAGCTGCAACCACCAGATTAAAGGTTGTACTGGATACCGCGTCTACCTGTGTTTCTAACTGGTTGCCCCCGGACATCCCGAAGGTTGCCACGGTCAGGGCATTTATCTCCGTTACCAGACTGTAGACAGCTGTCAGATCATCAAGCACAGTGGTTAATGCATCTACCTGTGTCTGGAGGGACTGGGAATGGGACAGGGTGGCCAGAACCGAAGTAACCGCCTCGATTGTAGTTTCCAGTCCCTTTAATGCCCGCAGGGTAAAGGATGTGTCTGTAAGTGCGTTTATCTCTGTTGCCAGACGAACAACATTCACCAGCTCGTAGGAAACTGTTGTAAGCGCGTCCACCTGCGCCTGTAGGCTCGCACGCATGGACGCATTGAACGTTGCAGTGGATACGGCATCCGATTGTGTCTGGAGGGACAATGACGATTTTAATGTATCCAGAACTGTGGTCAGGGCATCTACCTGAACCTGTAATGACAGTGAAGATTTTAAATTATAGGTTGCATCTGTCAGTGCGTCAATCTGGATTTCCAGCATTTTCAACTGACTTAACAGGAATGAAGTAGATGTTGTGGCATCAACCTGTATGGATAGATACTGGCTGTTGGTAATCTCTGACAGGACAGTTGTCAATGCATTGATTGTTATGCTCAATGACGCACGCATTTGAGCAGTAATGCTCGTAGTTGTCAGTGCGTCTACCTGTGTGGCCAGTATGCATGCACTTGTCAGGGCACTGGTCACTGTCGTAAGTGCATCTATCTGTGTGGAAAGGGCATGCCTGTGTGACAGGGTAAAGAGAGCCGAAGTGACCGCATCTATCTGTACAGACAAGGAGCTTAAAGATTTAAGTATGAACTCTGTTGAGGTAACGGCATCAACCTGTGTTGCAAGAGAAGATAGGGATTTCACCTCAAAGGTTGCGGCTGTTACTGCGTCAATCTGTGTGGCCAAAGCCGCGTGCGTGTGTGCATTGAACGTAGAGGCGGTCAGTGCGTTTATCTCTGCCTGTAAGTACAGGGATGATTTCAGCGTGTCAAGTACAGACGTAAGTGCGTCTATCTGAATACTTAACGCATGTCTATGTGACAGGGTAAACGTGGAAGAGGATACCGCATCCACCTGTGTTGCAACTGCGGCTCTTTGTATCAGGTCATAGGTTGCGGCTGTCAGTGCGTTTATCTCTATTGCAAGAGAACGGGCAACTGATAAATTATACGATGTAGTAGTTACTGCATTATTCTCTATTGATTCCAGTTGTACTAACCCGGCTACTTCGTAGACCACACAATCTATATTAGACCAGTCAGAATAATCCCCGTTGATATTGGAACGCACACGGTAACAGTATTCGTGACCATCCGTGAACGGCCCATCGTCCCGATATCCTGACCACTGATCCCATGGCACGGTGTCAATTAATTCCCACGCACCGCCATTATCATTTCTCTGTATTTCTATGAAATCAGTATTCAGGGTAAAAGATGTGGTTGTTACGGAATCTGTCTGTGTAGATAAATATGCCCGTGTGGTCAGGTTAAGAACAGTAGCCGTTAATGCGTCTATCTGCGCACGCACATCCGCGAGATACCGAAGATTGAACGTGGTTGCGGTAAGGGCATTGATTGTGACATATGCACTGGCACTACTTTCAAGACCAAAGACAGTGGACGTTACTGCGTCTACCTGCGTGGAGAGTGTGTTCCTGTTGGATAAATTGAACGTTGCAGCTGTCAGGGCATCTATTGTATCCGCCAGATACGCACGATATGTTAAATTAAATGTGGATGCGGTAAGGGCAGCCGGAGTTATGGATAAACTGTTACTCTGTTTAAGGTTGAATGTTGCAGCTGTCAAGGCATCTATGGTTGCAGCTACGGCCTGCCGGACACGGAGGGTAAAGGCATCTGTGGTAACAGAATCCACCTGTGTACCCACGGATGCTAACGTTACGGTAGATAAATCAAAGGCAGTTGTAGTTACTGCGTCTGACTGGAGGGCCAGAACCGGGTGGTAATGAAGGTTGAATATATCTGTGGTGAGTGCGTCCACCTGTGTGGAAAGTGTTGCTCTTTCCACTGCATTTATTGTGGTAGACGTTACAGCCGCTACGGTACATGCAACCGCCTGATGGACGTGTAAATCAAAGGTTGTAGTCGTTACCGAAGCTGGAGTAAACGCAACGGCTGGGTGTGTGTGCAGGGTAAATTCAGTGGTTGTAACAGCCGCTGGAGTAACGGCCAGAGCTGCACTATACCGAAGGTTAAACGTGTTTGTAGTAACCGCATCTATCGTATCCGCAAAAGTCTGACGGATATACAGGGTAAAAATATCTGTGGTAAGCGCGTCTATCTGCGCCTGAAGTGCGGTTCTCTGTCCTGCATTAAATGTGGTTGTGGTAAGAGAATCTACCTGTGACGCAAGTTTCTGTGTCTGTCTTGCATCTGGAGTTACAGTAGTAACCGCGTTTACCTCACACCCAAGGGGAATTTCAGCCCCGGCAAGCACTACGGTGAGATCATACGTGTTACTTGGCAATTCCCACGTGGTTGCGGTAGTCCCGTATTCTACCTGTACGCCATCCACATAGAAGGTGATTGCAGCTGTCCCATCCGTAAATACATAACAATAGAAATGATTACCTGTTGTGATGGTTCTGGTGACTTCTTTCCTGACAAAACTATCTGTTAAACGCACCCACGTTGCGGTATGGCCAAGATATGTTTCATCGGTATACTCAGCAATATCAACGTTTATATCACCAGAACCTTTCACATACACCGAATGGGTGATTGAATCTCCGGTTGCCAGAACGTTCAGAGTGTTATGGGTAAGACACCCCTCTGTTGGTAGTGTACCGGGAGTTACAACTTTTAAACTATGATCTCCTTCCCAGCTCGTTGTATCGTCTGAAGATAATGTCGATGCCCCACGCGCTGAGAATCCGGTTGTAGTCCCGTTCTCCGTCCCGTCAGCTACGTTTCTTGCAACAAAATTCTTTGAGGTTTTTGCATTAATCTTCGTTGATAATGCGTATCTTACACCCAGTCCAAACGTAACTGTGGTTACTGAAGATATTTCTGTTGCCAGCGGGAATCCAGATTCCAGATTGAATAATGTAGTAGTTAATGCATCTATCTCAGCGGAAATTGCATGTCTTTGTGACAGTAAATCTGTTACTGTCGTTACCGCATCAATGGTAGCTTCAACAGCTATTGCTCCGCCTTCAGCTTCAATAAGAAAACCATAGGGGATACCGTCTGACCAATAAGTATCTCCACCCTGAGCTTCACTTATCCCGCCAAATGGGATGCCACCAGATGCATACTCATAACTACCCATGTTAAATTAGAAATCAATACTCTACAGTCCAGTCATCTACATTGATATAATGTGTTGATACCGTTGCATCTGCACAATCTACTACCAGCTCATATACCGTGTCCTCCGAAGGCGCGGTTACTGCCCCTGATAACTGCTCCCATGTTTCCACGGCAGCTGTCATTGTATCCAGAACAGTATCCGTTGTTACCCCAGCCGCATAATTCCTCTTCAGAACCAGTCTTGGTTCGTCACCATCGTATAATGCGGATTTTCTTACCCATACCTTTACAGTCGGAGTAGCGGCAGATGCACAGGTAATATATTTCGGATGAGATTCTAATTTATATGCCGCATAATAAGGAGTTAATTTTTCAGAAGGAGCGGTTGTATGATATTCATCAGCGGTTGTATCCGTTTCAATAATACCCTCTCGTTTCCAGCATTTATGTGTTCCTACATTATCATCGTGGTCATGAGAGTAAATTGTTGCATTTGGTTGCATTAAATAATAAAAATGCGTTTCGTTAGTACCAGTTAATACCGATTTTACAAAAGTTATTTTTCCGGTGGCATATTGCAGATAACAAGAACCATTGGTATAGGTTGTGGTTTCTCCAAGAGATGCGTTTTCAATTACAAAATCTACGTGACCATCACCCACATATAGCGCGTATACAGATGCATAACTAGCTTCTGAATTTGAAGTCCAATTTGTAATTCTCCCGCTAACCCCATATCCGCTTGTCATTATACCTTCGTTTGTATTTCCAAATGTTGTAACATCGGTTAAAACAAAATTTCTCTGTCCTGAAACACTAATACCATAATTGGCATTTCTCCATGCAGTAATATTTGATGCTGTCAAATTCATTCCATCAAGATAAAAACCACAAGTACCACACGAATGAGCTACAATATTTGATATCGTTAATCCAGACCAATTACCATCGTAAAAATGAAGTGCATTGGTAATACCACCTGATAAATAACAATACGAAAATGTTCCAGAAGATACTGCACCATAGACATATATCAGATATGCAAGGCCATATATAATGTGTATATTAGAAAGAGTTAATGTAGCACAACTGGATTGGAGATATATAGGATAACTGGCCGAATTATAAAAAACGCAATCTTGGATATCAAGATTATTACTTGCAATACTATTTCTGATATGTACATTATTATTATAAAAAGAACAGTACTTAATATTGGCAGCTGTTGATAGTGCATTAGTAATAAAATCAACACCATACTCTCCTGTTGCGTTATTCCCCAATTCTGAAAATTCTACCCAGTCCCAGTTTATTGCAGTACTCGCATTAGCTATTGAAACAAAACCGTTATATGAAGCATTATACGACGTTATTTTGATATTTCGTGTAAGATTTATAATTTCGGCAGCTGTTGGAGATGTCCCGGAATGTGGATATGCCAAACTTGCAGGAGCATCAAAACTGACCACATCATCAGCGGCATCCCCATTCATCACTAATGCTTCGTGTTCTGTATATGTACGTCTTGTAGCTGCAACTACTAACACGTTGTTATCCTTCCACCCGGTATTGACAGCTGTATGAACATGAGTATCCGTTGCAACTGCATCCACGTCCAATGTGGTGGCGTAATATGACGTACCCCACGGGACAGCCCCCTGTAACGTTACTGTAGCAGCAGAAGATACACCTATCTTCATTCCATACTCCCCTTCTGCGAGGGAGGCGGAATAATTAAGCATTACTGTAAATGTAGTCGCAGCAGCTAACGGTTCGGCAACAGTACCTACTTCAAACGTACCGTTTATTGTGAAATCTCCTTTTACCGTGAGAGAATAACTACCAGCTACATCATGAAGAACCTGTAATTTCCCGCCAGAGTTTATTACAAGTCCTGAAGTCGAATCAGCACCTACAATTACATTCTGGTTTATTGTTACTGTATGTCCAGAGAGAATAATTACTGTGTCGTTCTCTCCGGGTACGACACCTCCATCCCAAGGCGCATCCTCTGTAGTCGATGACCAGTTTCCATCCCCACCACTGACTATAGCTGTCATACTGTAAACACCGTTGTCGATAGTTTCAGATTATCGAGAATCGTAGCCTGTTTTTGTAGTCGTGTTTTACGTTTTATATATTTTGCATAGGAGTTGTCGTATTCTTCCTGATTCTGATCTTCAGGGTTTCGTGCCCCATATTCAACTACAAAATCGTTCCATTGGGTATCAAGCCTTTCTATTTCTTCTTGTATCATGGATTTAAGTTCGTCCATGATTTGTGTGCGGATGATGAGATTTGCCTGTGTTTTCAGGTTCGATATCCCAGCCGCCTTTATTTTCTGCACCCATATCTGTATAACATCCCTGTCGTGCTGGATTTTATTGAGGTAATGCGTCAGCGTTATTTCCTGTTCTGGAGTACGGGAAGGGAGTGCCTGTAATTCCTCTGCCAAATCCACGGTTTCCTTGTATTCCAGCTCGCTTCTCCAGATACTTTTTATCAGGCGTGTGGCCTGTTCTGTAGTTAAGACCATGTAATCACCCTCATGCGGCCACCCACGTTAAATCAATGTGTGTTTCGTGCTGGACGGCTGTCAGGACAAGTGTAGCCGCACCTACCTTTGTAAGTTCAATCTCTGTAGCTGATACTGCATTTACCTCACACGCAACTTCTGTTTCCCCGGCTGTTACACTTAACGATATATCAGTGATAGAAAGTGCATCTACCTGACATCCTAATGCGTGCAATAGAGCCTGATGTAAGTCAAGGTCTGTAATCGATGAAAGTGCATTAACAATAAATGCCAGCGCCTGTGATATACCAGATGTGAATGAGGTTGTCGTTACTGAATTAACTTCTGTAGCTACAGAATGACGTATCCCAAGTAAATCTGTGACTGTGGATAAGGCATCAACCGTGAAGGCCAGAGCAGCTGTTTGTCCTACACCAAAGGTTGTGGTAGTGACTGCATTGGCCGAAGTACACGAGGTTGCATGTCTTTGACCGGCAGACATCGTGGTGGTTGTAAGTGCATCTATGGTTGTATTCAGAGCCGCACGGTTTTTCAGATTGAATGTATCGGTAGTGACTGCATTGACATCAGTAGTGGCCACGCCACCAACACTATACCACAAAATGTCATCAGAAAAGGTAACATATGAACCATATGTCCCGGCAGCTGCACCGTCAAACTGGATACCATGATCACACGAAACGGATTCCGTAGGATCACAGTTTCCTTCAATTTCAATAACAATCCTGTCACCTTCAGCAACGTCTACCGTACTGATAGCCGTTCCAGAGAAATACGTGGCAAGTGCATACGCCACGCCTACCTCTGTTGCTGAATCTACCACTGCCAGTACATCGGAGCCGATGGTATCATCAGCGTTCCAGAGGTATATGTAGACACGTGGAAGGACATTCTGTTTTACCCGCGCCTCGTTCATTGACAGGCCGATTGTGACAGTACCGGATAACTGTTGCCCTCCCGCCATTGCAGGAGATACCCACGTCCCGTAGTGTTCATACCGTGGGTTAGGACTGGCCGCTACAGTCCCGCTATTTGTCTGGTTCGCAGACCCGGCAGTAGTGGTCATCTGTGCTGGAGTAGCGTATTCACCCCACGTACTTGCCAAATCATCTGTTATGGTATCGGCAGATTGCTTTGCGTTCGGGACTACGCCTGTAGCATCTATACCACGCAAGTATAACGTTGTTGCCATGTTCCACTACCTACCAAAAAAATTTATTTTTCCTGTTCTTTTAGCTGTTCCAGTTTCTTTTTCAGAAGCTCAATTCTCTCTTTGAGTTGAGCTTCCGCTATCTCTTTAGAGTTAGGCATCGAACCATGCGCCGATGCCGTACACTCCAGTTCAACAATCGCCATTGTTGCCCTCGTTTAGTCGAGTGTTATCTTGAACGCACCACTGGAGAAGCTGGCTGTGTCACCAACTGCAAGGCTCTTCGGAGTAGTTAATGCACCCCAACAGAGCATATATCCTGATGAACAGGATGCATTTGTACAGAAGGCGTAATTAACGGTAGGCCATGAACTTCCCGTGACTGTGGGAAACGTAATCGAAGTACTGTTGTACTTAACGGCCACAGTGCCGGATGTTTCAGCTCCTGTGAAATTCGCAGAAGTATTCCCTACGTACACACGTGCGTACCCTGTCAGAGTTGAAGGTTCGGCACCACTATATTCCTCACCAGTCGAGGTGAGTGTTGCACTCGTTAGACCAAAATAAATCTTGGTTGAAGGCACAAATCCTGTTGAACCCCATATGAGATCCAAGACCTTAATTTCTAAATATTCACCAAATGTTCCCATGTTAATCCTCTCTCCTTATTTACGGATTTCCAAATGGCATATCACCGAATGCCTCGGCAGTCTGTAATGTAAACGTTCCTAAGCTGGATGCGGTTGTTATCGCAAAGTGCATCTCTGTACGTGGCGGTAACGGGACTACCCAGTTATACGCCATGTTATTATTCAAATTTGCAGTTGAAACTTTCACCGTCTGTGATTGTGTAGTAGTGTCCACATTACAATAAATTATGTTAAAATTACTTGATGCTCCGCTCCCGAAATACCACACGTGAATCCAATCCAAACGGGTTGAATAATTTTTAATGGTATTATATGAGGATGCGGCATCCCTTAACAAAAGGCATGGTGTAGTAGAGTTTACACCAGTTGAGGCATCAGTCCCTACTCCGGCGTGTGTGCTGGAAAATCCCACGTAAAAAAGGTTTCTTTCGTAGAAATTCCTACGGGCAGGTGTTACACCTTGCACCTTACCCCCAAGTTCAAATCCCATGTTAATCCTCACACTTTTTTATAAAATTTATAAAAAAAGCTTGCAGTCCTTAAAAAGCAGAACTACAGTGAGGTAGTATATGTTGGTAATAGTATATAAAGGTAACGGAAAAAGTTAAGTAAGATGTGACCAGTTGCCGCACCAGTCACCCAATTCTTTTCGTATGTGACGGTAGATGCAGTATATTTTATCTGAATCTGTCCTTCCCCAGTGACAGGTATTGCACACCCGTGGCTGGATGTTAGTCCGTCCACACCTTCGGCACGGTGATTGATCAGTCCTTACCTTGCACTTGCAGTCAGCACAGTAAAAAGGGTAATCGGGTTTCATCTGTGCACGTTGCCGGGCAATGCTCATGATTTCACCACACAATCCACGTGATGGTATTTGTGGTTGTTCGTCACCCGGTATGCCTCGTTCTCTTGGAAATGTTCCTTGCAGACGAAGCACTTTTTCTTTCCGTAGATGTCCTTCCACTTCGGATCTCCGTTCACCTGTTTCTTGTTGAACCAGCTCTTTTTCGGAATCCGGTATATCCCAGTTGCAACGGCTGGGATAAAGTCCGTTTTACTGGTGGACTTTTTGGTAGTCTTGGTTTTTGTTTTCATGGTGCTATCACCATGTACCTGTAGGCGTTGTAAGATATTAAACCTATCTACCTATCAGACTTTAATTTGGAGTGGGTTTCGGCAATATCGGGAATTTCCCTCTGGTCAGGACACATTTTCAATAACTCTGTGAAAAATCCTTCTTTCTGGCAGTCTGCATACTCAAAACACCGATCATCCACCTGTAGGACAGGCGCTTCCATCGCAAAACAGTTCAACATCTTCAGTTCCGTCAGATTTTCTGCTAACGACATGTCCCGGACTTCGTAATCGTACCCAATCGCATCCAGTTTTTCCTTGATTTCCTCACAGTGAGGACAGTTTTCCAGACAGTAGACTATCATTCTTCTCTCCGTGGATCTGCATCCTCTATATCATGCACGGATAATTTCATGATGACCAGAGAGTAGTCCTGTAAACGTTCCTCTTTTGGTAACTTGTCGTAGTGTTTGACAAACTCCCTCCAGTGTGGACACCCAGTATCCAAGAATATCCTCCGTGAATTCGGGAATCTCCTGTCATCCACTATGACATACGGCCAGATGTTGCAGGTAGGATTTCTATGCGCATCACACATATTACACCCGGTAGGAGTGAGCCACCCGCATGGTGCATATCCAGAAACTTTTCCCTGACAACATATTCCGCCACATTCTTTGCAGATATCGTCTTTGATTATAAAATTTTCATCTGTCATTTATGTATCTCCATAGATGGGACTGGTTTTTCTAAAACAATGTTCAGAAGAATCTCAAACTCTTTGTAGTGAGGACAGGCGGTATCCAGAAGAACACGAATCTGGTTCGCATTTGCGAACGTCATATCCCTGACCACGATAAACGGGTAGAACCTGCATCCTTCGTTTCTGTTCTCCCACAGGGCACTGCACCCGGTAGATGTGTAAAATGTACACATCCCATTCCCCGATATTTCCCCAGTGCAACACTTCCTACAGGTTGCACATACGTTATTCTCTATCATTTTTCCTCAACATAGGCACTTCTGCGAAGGTTTTTTCCACTTCGTCCTCTGACAACCCGGATATATCAGAGAGTACTTTACGTATCTGTATCATGGCCGGGTATCTCCAGTCAGATTTTCTCATTTCTTTTTCTTTCGTCCCTTTCGTGACTTCCCAGCCTTTGACATGGCAATGGCAATGGCCTGTTTCTGTGGACGGCCCGCCTTCATTTCAGTTGCAATGTTCTGGCTGATAACTTTTTTTGACTTTCCCGTTTTCAATGGCATTTTATTTCACCTCACATCTCTGTTCCACTGTAGTACGTGTATTGCGGTTGATAGTAATACGGATAGGTATACGTCCATTGAGGACACTGATAATAATACTTCGGATGGAATTTACAGCTTCCATAACAGGCGTGATTATCGCAGTTATGGTAGTCCGGGCAGTCCTTACACCTGCACCCATCACAGTTGTTCTTATAGCAATCCCGTTTCCCACTTTTTGGGACATAATTCTTGCAATCATCACATTCGCAGCTCATTTTTCCCTCTTAACAAACATTGGACAGTATCTTTTAACTTTTTCTTCTATCGGTGCATTACATTCTCCACCCTTTTCCCTGAATTCACACAGTGACACAGGGCATTTCAAATCAGATGTTCTATATCTCACAACATTCTCCTGAAGTTTTTAGGCACGCACCTCACCACCTGATTTGCTCCTATACTCCTGTCCACGAATGAATAGGCACCTACAATGGTATTCTCACCTACGGTCACATTCGGCATGATAGTTGAATGTGTCCCGATTTTACAGTTCTTCTTCAGAATGACCGGGCCTTGTTTCCCGTCTATTGTAGACACTGAATAGATAGCACAGTGTGCACCTATCTGAACATCATCCTCGATAATCACTCCCTGCTTGGCATTTATGAACGTGAACATACCTATGTCCACCCTCTCACCCAAGACAAAATGCTCCGGGTGGTTTACTACCCAGTACCATTGTGTCATCGTGCCATGATACACCCTTGGTTTTACCCAATCGCGTTGTTCCATCTTTTCTCTCCCGGACGGTTACTTTGGCCAGTGCGTATCTGTGTTCATGATCGTTACATTCTCTGACGTAGATTATGTCTGTCCCGTTCGTACTGGTTGTCGTATCTACCAGTATCCAGTCAGTACGCTTATACTCCATGACATTCACACCCTCGTATAGTACATTCCACATCCACTTTCCGTTGTGATTCTGTAACAAAACGTAATAACATGGGTATCCCTTCGCGCCGTACTATAAATGATAAATATTTATCACATCCCGGATTTGCACATAGGTATAACAGAGATATCCCTTTTACAACGTCCTCATTTTCAACATCAAAAAATTCGTCATCCTCTGCCTTGACAAAAACCCAGTTGTGTTTCATTCTCCCGACCTGTACTCAATTATTCCTCTTCCTGCACAATGATCTTCCCAAAACTGATGGCACTCTTTTTCATGCTTGGGACACCAGACGGCAATAACATTCACCCCTGACATATTGGCATGCCATTTTTCCTTGTTCCATGCAGGAGAGAACATTTCAGGAGCTTCCTTCCCACAGGTTTTACATCTTCGTATCATCAAATGCCTCCAGATACTCTTGAATTGCCTTAACTATCCGGTCACTCCCGCCCGGCTGACAGTCTACTTTCGGCCTGTTCCTGTTCCTCTGGCCAATCATGATTATCTGTTCTGGTTTTAAGAAGTATGGAGCTTCGTAGATAGCGCTGGAGCTATTTGTTATGAACCTCTTGCAGTTTTTAAGAAGTCCCAAGAACTGTGCACGCGGGAGGCTGGGATAAAACTGGTTCATCATTTCAATTAATTTTGTTTCTGTTTCTGCCTCCCCGTCCGGGTTTCCGCCTATGAGAATCCTGTAATTTCCTTCCCGTGCAATTATTTCCTCCATTGCATAGACTTCCGGCCTGTAATCGGTTGTAGTTGGAGTGTTGTAGAGGATTAGGTCATAATCTGTTGGAAAAACAAATTTTGGAAAATACATCATTGGTTCTGGATTTGTGTGATAAGGCACTAAAGATTCATCAATCTCCATATCATCCAGATGCGTGATACCCACAACCTCCGGGTAACAGGCTTTAATTCCAGAGCAGATACTTTCCACCATTTGGCAAGCTTCTTTATTCTCACAGAGATGCATGTCAGCCCATAGGGTTATGCAGTGGCGGTCTATATCATCGAACGTGGTTATTGGAATATTTGTTACTCCTGCGTACACGTGACAGATTGGAATACGATTGTGGAAGGCAGCTGCCGCAGCCGCAGTCATCTCTACCCTGTCACCCACAATAACAACCAAGTCCGGCTTGCCTCTTGTTTTCACCTCAACCGTGTCGTTTCCTGCGCAAAGGAAATCCACCAGCTGGTAGGAATAGACAAAGTTATTCGGATCAAGTTCGCAAATGCGAACATTATATCCCGCCTCTTTCAGCCGTTTTATTACTGGCAGTGATAATCCTTCATCAGAACGG